NAACAATCCTGGCATTGAGGAGTGGCACGCAGGGACAGTTGATGCACAACCAGATGATTGGACTGATTACGAGAGTTTGGCAGGGGGAACGGGCACCAACAACCGAGAGGCAACCGAGGTATGCCAGGGCAAATATGCACTCAAGACAGTAGCGACTACCCTTGGCGATACTGGCTACAAGGGAATTACGGCAACCGTGCCAGCCACCAAATTGACACCTGGCAACAACTACACACTGATCGCCTGGGTCAAGAATGCCGCCATCACTAACGGCAAGATCGTAATCGAGGCCACGGGCACAAATACTGGGAGCCAGAAGGCACTAGATAGTGGGACGGCGAACACGAGTTACGCTAAGAAGAGCAAGCAGTTCACAATGCACGCCTCGGACACAACACTGACCGTGCGAGCCTACATACTAGCCACCGCCGCCAGTTGCTCTGGAACCATCTATATCGACAAGATGGCACTGGTTTCGCCCGATGGCAAGGGCACATTAAGGGTCATAGACTTTTCTGGAACCAATTTTACTGTCGAGTTGGAGGATTCTGCAACGGGGGCGTTTGGTGGCGAAGAGACGAGCTTGGTGACTTTCACGCAGGCGACGGGCGCAACGGAGGAAACGAAGGCCACAACTAGCCCATTGCGGTATATTCGTGCTAAGTGGAGCGGAACTTTCACTAGCGTTGCGTTTATCGTTACACATGGACAGTGCGTAATTTAGATACACAAATGGTGTAGGTAATGCCAAAACATACACAAATGGTGTATGTATTTTGATTACAGAAGGGAGGTGAATAAGAGTGGCCAGAATTACGGGCAAGGATGGGTATATCAAAGTAAATACGAAGGACTTATCAGGTGACGCAAATCAGCTCGCCCTGAACATCACTCCTCATGTTGAGGATGTTACTGCGTTCAGTGACACGGCAGATTATTACGCCGAGGGGAAGTACAACTGGACGATTGATATGAACGCCTACTACAACAGTGCGGCAAATCAAGTTGATGCGACTCTCTTCGGTTGTGTTGGCGCTGGGGCGGTAGCGGTTGAATACGGCGCCGAAGGGAGCGGTGGGCAACTATATACTGGCAATGCAATCTTAAGTGATTATAGTATCGACGTGAACGCCACTGGCGGCGCAACCGTGAGCGCCTCCCTGCAAGGCGTGGATACATTGGCCAGACCGTAATTGTAGGGCTCCCAGAACGGGAGTTCCGTGACGCCAGGACTCATCCCTTTGCCAGAGGAAAGCGGGGAGGTGAAGCCCGCTGGCGTTCTAGGCACTGGGAGCCCCAGATTATTATAGCACACTTTTGAAGAGGAGGATTTGAATGGAATTGATAAAGGTAGATTGCTCGCTGGGCGGTAGGCAGAAGGGGAAGGGCATTTTTCGAGTCCCCATCATCACATTTGCTACGAAGCGACGGATATTCCGCTCTTGGCCTGCCCTGAGTGCCCCCGACAAGGTGTGGGACGAGTGGTTCGTGGAGATAGCCAAACTGTTGCCTAAGTGGGAATTTGCAGGGGCAGATGGTGAGGTCTTGCCTGATCCAGAAGATCAGCCCACTGTGTTCAACGAATTGACTGACGAGGAACTGAGTTGGGTCATCATTGATGGGCTTTTCGGAACCCCAAAAGGCTCCTCCGCCAGCTAGTGGCGGCCTGGGAGGGGCTTGCTCCCGCCCCTAACGAATGGCTGATACTGAGGGCGTGCCAGGTGTACTCGTGTACGCCCTCAATGCTTTCGGGAGAGGATGTGGCAACGGTAGTCACGCACTTGGAAATGCAAGCCTTAGAGCAATCTTATCTGGCCTTCAAGAAGGGCGAATGGGCCAAAGTACCCGATGAGCATAGGGAAATCTTCTTAGAAAGACGCCCTGGCGAACATCCATAGGCCAGCATATACCAGTCCGCCAATGATGCCCATGCCGATAGCGATGCAGATACCAAGCCAGATTCCGTCTTGTAGCGACATATAGACCTTGATGGGCTCCCCCTTCTCTTCCATGTTTCCTCCTTTCTAGTTCTATTCTACCACAAAAACGGAAATCACAAAGGTTTTTGAGCAAACAATACTATGGCTGAACCAACTGTCAAAATTATCATAATTGCCCAGGGCGGGCGTGAGACCAAGGCGGAAGTTGATAGAGTCATTGAGGCCATGAAGAGTCTTGGCCTCAATACCGAGGGCGTTCGCCAGCAACTTGAGCAATGCGCAGAACAGGGGCTTGACCTTCGGACTGCCCTTGAGGGCCTTGGGGCCACGGCAGGTCAAACCACAGATATTCTTAGGGAACTAGGGGTAGAAACAGGAAGGACGGCTGCTGCTGGCCAGCGACTCCGAGAAGCCCTGGGGCTATCAAGGGGCAGTTTGTTTAACTTCATCAGCATGGTGGGGCTTGGCTCATCGTCCTTGATTGTAATGCACAAGGCCATTGAGGGCGTTGTCAATCTAATATCGCAAAGACTTTTGGGGGCACTTCGAGAGGCCCAAGAAAGACAGCGTGAATATAACGAGATATTAAGAGAGGCCTCCCCGATTGTCCAGGAATATGTACAGGCCCTAGCCGAACAACGGGAAAGACAACGCGAACTTGGCGTTGTCTCTCAGGCCGCTGGCATAGCCCAGCAACAAGCCGCCGAAGCAGTTCGGCAAGCAGCAGATGCTACCGCCTATCAAACTTATTGGATACAACGCCTAAGAGAAGAATACGGCAAACTACTAGCCCAGCAAGCAACCGAAGAATTTGATGCCGAAAGGCAGGTCTTGCTAGAAGCGGCCAGTTCCGCAGAGGACTACGCCGATAGACTTCTAGCCTTGCTCATGATCCAGGGCAAAATCCCCCTTACTATTGACGAAACGACAAGGGCGCTCATCACGCAGGGGGCCATGCTGGAATATGCTGCCCGCCAAGCCGAAAAACTCAAGGCTGCCTGGGAAGCCCTCAAGGCTGCCTGGGAAGCCCTCATGGGGGCGGGGCAGGCAATTTCTGGCATGATGTCCGAACTAGCCCAAAAGACATTCCAACTCGGACAATCTCAGGCTCGTGTCGGCCATCAGATGACTCAGGCTTGGGAGAATTATACCTTCCGCGCCCAGCAAGCGGTTGAATCGTACACCTTTAATGTCGAAATGGAATTGGAAGCCCACCAAATGCGTGTCTGGGCCGCACAAGAGCGATTCAATGCCCAGATGCAGGCCGCCGCCGCTAGGCATGGCGCAGCGATGGCGGCAATGGCCGCTAGACACGCCCTGCAAATAGAGGGTATTAATCAAGACCATTTAGACCGTCTAGCGGACATGGAGTGGGATTACGAGCGGAATAAGTTAAGGATGCTCCAGCAAGCCCCCTGGTGGCTCCAGAGAGAGATACAAAAGTACCAACGAGACAAAGCCCGCCTAGAGGAAGCAGGCGACGAAGAAGGGTTAGCAGAACTCAGGGATAGGCTAAGAGACCGCCTTGCTGCCATAGACCCTATTTATGCCCAGCAACTTGATTTGCTTGAGGAAGAGTTTGAGCACGAGCGGGATGTTGAAGATAGAGAATGGCGACAAAGGCTGTCCCGCACCGAAAGAATGTATCGGATACAGCGGGATTTGGCGGCACAGAACTTCGCCATTTCTCAGGCGGCGGCACGGGCGAATTTCGCCGTTCAAATGGCGATGCTTGAATTTCAGAATCGGCAAAGATTAGAGCGCCTTGAATTCCAAGAGCAACAAAGACAGGAAAGTCTTAGGCAATCTTATGAGCAACAGGTAGAGGATTTGGCATTCGGCTTAGGCCAGCAAAGAGAGACATTCGTGCGCTGGTCAAAAACCGAGATGATCCCAGAGGCCCAGCAGCAATGGAAGAACATCGCAAAGGCGGGGCTAAAGGCTTTCAAGAGAGAGATATACGAGGGCGGGGACTTCCTGGTAAGAATAAAGATGACACCCTTGCCAAGAGGCACGGTGCCCCCAGGCCCATAGGAGAATGATATGGCTTACACGCTAAAACTAATCGAAGGATCGGGCGAACTTGACTTGCATGAATCCGCCACATCTGGATTCTGGGTTAAAACATTCAATCCTGGGCTCCCAGAAGAACTAGACATATATGGCGGACAGGGGCAAAGCCAACTGATACGCAAGCAATATGGCCCCCGTGACATGCAGATGGTCTTAAAACTTTCAGGCTCAGACCGTGACGATATGATAGACCGCCTGAACGATTTGAGAATGAAACTCAAGGCCGCCTCGGATTATCACGAAACTGGCTGGGGCGACGAGGTGTTCCTGAGATTCCAGTTTGACGGAGCGACTTACGCTTGCCAGTGGCCCATACTGTCAGGAAGTGCACAGCCCGAAAATGAATTGCTACATCCTGAACTTCCCTACGCTATGCTGAGAGATTATCAGATGTTCGTTCTGGTGAATCTACGCACGAAGGCAGAGTGGGAGGCGACGACGACTTATAGTTTGGAGAACGAAGTTGATAATGCGAACTTTGAAAAGGGCAGTGGCACTATAGGGGATAGGTGGTCTGGGATAGGTGCTGGGGCGACAGGTTCGCTTGATACTACTATTTATCTCATCGGCACACGAAGCCAAAAGGTAATCACGGACACGGATGGCGATGAGGGCATTCAATCGGCATCCAAATCAAATGCGGCCACTAGCGCCGTTGCTTATGCCTGGGTTTATAAGGCATCGGGTGATGAAGTGGCGGTTGAACTCTATGATGCTACGGGAGAGGCCGTGAAGGATACTGCCCTTTATAGTGCTGCGGGCTGGGCTACAAAGACAGGGGCCGATGACAATACTTGGAAGCGCCTTATAGTTTCCTCCGATAGTTTAACGGGCAACAATAGCCATCGAATACGCATACTCCGCAGAAGTGGCGATGCAACGCAGGCCACCACTTACTATGCTGACCAATGCTATTTTGAGTTTGGCACCACGACTACGCCGACGGGCTGGTGGGGCGGGAGTGATATATACAATCATTGGGATTCTGGCTCTACAGATTACAACTACGGGGATTTCTGCGACATTCCTGGTGACACCGATGCTTTGTGCAAACTAAAAGTCAAAAACACCTCTGGGGCTAACCAAGAAACGCTCCTTGCCTTCATGGACAATGCCATCGCTCGCTATCAGGCTATGTACGAAGCCGAAGACTACAATGTTGCTGGCACGGATACTGCCGAGGCGGGTAACTCTGGTGGGTCTTACAACACGAGGACGGTTTCTGAAAGTGGCTCCACTTGGAATGTCTGTTTTCAATTTGATTTAGTGCCTAGCGACATTGAGGAATTTTCGGGGCCATTCAGGTTACTGGGTCGAGCTAGGGATGAAACAACCTGGGATACAACGGGGAATTTCCGCTATCGAATTGCAGGGTATCAAACATCCACAAGCATCATAAAGAACGGCCCGATAATGGTCGGGAGCGGGCACGAGATACAGGATTTCGGAGTCGTTAAATTGCAACCCGACGTTCTTGGGGTTGACCAACCGATGCGAGTTTCGCTTTTCATCTTGGCACAGAAACAGGCTGGCGAGAGCAATTATACATTGGCTGTTGATTATTTCATCCTTGCACCGCTGTATCAGGCTACGGTGGCGAAGATTGCACCATCGGGCTGGGTGGTCGGAAATAACGAGTATTTCGTCCTAGATTCGGATAGCGGGCAGGACTACCTTGTGGATAGCGCCGAAGCATACTCCGAGTTCACCTTCGGCTGGGTTGGAAATCCGCTAACGCTACCAGCACAAACCGAGGGGCGTATCTATTTCCTGATGGGCGATACGGACGACGATTATGAGATAGCGGCCACGATGCGGGTTTCTGTCGAATACACCCCTCGCGGACTGCATTTTCGAGGGAGCGATTTGTGAGGCATTCCCTAAGCACGTATCTCTACACAAACGATTTTGCAAGTCCAAGATGGGAAGCGGATTTGACCCCCAAGATTTCAAGGGGGCCTAATTTCTACTGCGCTCTTCACGGTGGACTCCAAACCATCGAATTTGATATTGGGCAAAACTGGATAGATTCGTACCGCTTCGCTTATGAGAACATCGGAAAGCGGATAGTCGTCGTTGATAACACTCTCGATGTGATAGGCGAGGGGTTGATATGCGATCCCTCAATTACTGCCGAGGGGAGCGGGGTTATCGCCCTTGGCCCTTGGTGGCTATGCTTCCATCAAGCCTACAACGATACCTCAACCTGGGTTTCATCGGGCACTACATCCGCCCAGATAAAGGATATGCTAACCGATGACTGCCCGAATGTCTCGACAAATCAGGGGAATGTAGACGAAACGAGCACGGACAACTATCCCTGGCAACCTGCCGACAACGCTTATCCTGGTGACTTGATTCCAAGACTGGCTTCAATGAGCGATTCTTCAAACAACGAGTGGTATTTCTGGCTTGAATCCATGCCCCTTGACGGCACGAATCCCCAAAAGCCGATAGCCTATTTCAAGGCACAAGACCTAACCACGCTGGATTTTTGGGCTTCCATGAGGGATTTGGCCCCTCATGGATGGAGCATAAGGCCCAGTTTAAGGGATTTGGCCAATGATGTACGGGTGCTTTATACCGACTCCGCAAATACACAGCACCAAACGGCCTCGGCAACAGATGGCCAAAGTCAAACTGATTACTGGCTAAGGGAAGTCTGGAATCTGCCAATAGGGCAATCCACCGCTACGGTTGCGGCACAATATCGAGACCTCTACAAAGGCCAATTCAAAACCTATCAACAGGTGGCAGAGTTCACTTTCAACGCTTGGATATATGACCCCGTAGGCGCAAGGCAACCCTTGTGGAAAGTGGTCAAGGGGTTCCCGTGCAATATAAGAATCAACGACTTGGTGCCACAGGAAAGCCAGTTTTCAAGCACGAACATCCTTGATGAGCGAAGAACATTTCATACGCTGGCGCTTAGATATTCCTACGATACGAACGAGTTGAGCATTACGCCTGATACCGAAGAGCATACTTATGCAGCAGTAATTAGAAGGCTTCAGGGGTTGAGTAGATGAGAAAAATCAGTATCCCGTTTCGGGATGAGTTTATTGAAGCCCTCAAGGTCTATTTCTACAAGCGGGGCGAAACAGTAGAGCCTGGCCTACATGCTGGCAGTCACGGCGATGGCTCTTCGGATGAAATAAGTTTGACTGGGCTTGAGGGCGACAATATCAAGGCCGATGCTATCAATGAGAAGACATCTGCTTCTGGCGTTACAATTGATGGCGTGAAAATCAAAGACGGGGATGTATGGTTAGACGGTGAACCCAAGGCTGATGCATGCTGGCTATGCTGGAGCGGTATCAAGTCCTGGATTTATCCTGGCATACGCATGTATAAAGACGCAACAAGCGGCGGTACTTATTGTGAGATAGACCCCAGGCCAGACAGCGAGGCCACTGATCCCGTAAATGACCTTAGATTCTTCAGAAACGTTACTATGCCTGGGGGTGATGACGAGGGGCTTTATTTCACTATCTATGCTGGCGATGGTTCTGACACCAAGAAATTCCAGGTTGATGCACAAACGGGCAAAATCCTCAGACAATTTGAAAAAATGGCGCATGACCCTAGTGGCGATCCCCAGTCGGTATGGCGGGACGTAGAACTTGCGGCTACTGAAGTTGTATCAATCGTAAGCAGCGGGGCAGAAATCTATAGCATCTACGCATCATTCAAGGACACAGGTGCCACGCCAGCAGACTTGGGGCACGTGATGTATACGGGCATAAAGCCAGGGGCGACGATAAATTTGGCCCCCACAACCGATTCTGGCACATTGTGGGCGGCAAAGGCTGACCCGCTTCCGTACATCAGGATAACTACGGGTGGCAATATCGCCGTTAGAAACGATGAGACAAATGCTGAGGCCTGTAGGTGTCTCATCTGGGTTTTCTATTCAGCAACGGCATAGAAGGATAACATGACTTTCAAGAAAGACATCGAAGAAATCAGAGAGAACAATGCTTGAGAAAGAACTTTTAGAAGCGGCAGAGCGAGATTGGGATCAAACCAAAGAAGAAGAAAGGCCCAAGAAAACCTTTGTGTACGCCTACGTCGCAAATCATGTGAGCGTTAAGACCTTTGAAAAACTCGAAAGGGTCGTGGGGGCAGGAAAGATTGTGGGCTTGGCAGTTGGAGTTCCGCTTTGCCTTGCGTTTATTAAGTATATCTTGGGGCTGTAGTATTCTAAAGAGTTGTAGAAGTCTCCGAACCCTGTTATTATAGGGGGCGACAATCCCTGACGAGGAGGAAGATGCGCATATA